GTTAGCTTCTACAGATTACCTTGCATTGTCTGATAATATTCTTACACCTGCTATGGCAACTTATAGACAGGCACTTAGAGATATTACAGAAGGATTATCTACAGTAGAACAAGTAAAAGAAAAAATATTTCCTAATAAACCATTTTAATGCACTTTATTTTAGTGTTGCAAATATGTTCTGCAACACTAGGAATTTGCCAAGAAAAACAAACTGATCCAAAATTATTTGATTCATTTTACGATTGTGTTACTACTGGATTTAGTGTAGCAAATGACATAACCTACAATATGGGGGAAGTATTTGTTAATGATAATAAAATACTAATAAATTTCATGTGTGAACAAGTTAATACAAATTAAATTTAAAAAAAATTATGTCAAAAAGTAATAATATTCAAAATAATAATGGCATCAGATTATCGATGCACGAAAAAATTTGTGCTGAAAGAATGAAAATTCTTTTTAAATCTATAGATGAAGTTAAAAAAGAAATTCAAGAATTAAAAACTGACATAAATAAAGGCAAAGGTGCAGTTAATGTTTTAATATTTTTAGCTGGTTTAATAGCAACTATTATTGGTTTTTTTAAATTAAACAATTAAAAAAAATAAACGTAGTTATGGCAAGAAGGATAAAAGCAGTTGTTGGATTAGTTAATGAATTAATGGCACAACTTAGTCTTGCAAAAGATCCTAATATTCTTGTATTTACACCACTTGGTGGACTTGGTCCTATAGATATTATTACTTTAAATATGTCTACAGGTGAGTATAATGCTTATGATGTTAAAAGTAAAAACTATAGAAAAACGAATTATACGTTTAAAGATGGTTATAAAAGAAAAACTAAAGGATCTCTCATCAATCGTAAAACGACTGATGAACAAAAAAAATTAAAAGTCAAAATCCTATATGCAACTATCTAAACATTTTAAATTAGAAGAGTTTACTAAATCAATGATTGCTATTAGAAACAATATTGACAATGTTCCTAATACAGAACAAATTAAAAACCTTGAAAATGTTTGTTATGAAATACTAGAACCTGTTAGAGCTAAATTTGAAAAACCTATCCATATTAATTCTGGTTATCGTTGTTTGGAATTAAATCGTAAAATTGGTAGTTCAGATACCTCACAACATACTAAAGGTATGGCAGTAGACTTTGAAATTAATGGTCTTGCTAATATAAAAATTGCTGATTGGATTAAAGATAACTGTGATTTCGATCAATTAATACTTGAGTTTTACAACCCTGATGAGATAAATGCTGGATGGATTCATGTATCTTTTAATGATAAAAACTCTAATCGAAAAGAAATTTTAACTTTTGATGGAAAAAAATATACTAATGGATTACCAAAAATAAAATGATTTGGTTTAATTTATTACCTACCTTATTTAAAACCGGAGCTGAAATTTATAAAAATAAACAAGCAACTAAAATTGCTATTTCACAAGCTGAATTAGAACACGCAGAAAAAATGAAAAGAGGTGAAATTGAATACTCAGGAAAAATTTTTGAAAATCAAAACAAAGATTGGAAAGATGAGTTTGTACTTTTGACTATCTCAAGTCCTTTATTTATTTTAGCTTATGCAGTTTTTACTGATGACAAAGAAATGGAAAAAAAATTAGACTTGTATTTTGAAAAATTACAAGCTATGCCTTGGTGGATTACTGGTTTATGGATTTCGGTAGTTGCTGCAATCTATGGATTAAAAGCAACCGATATAATTAAAACAAATCAAAAATGATTTCTATTCTTTATGCACAGCAGTATAATAAGAAGGTAAATCTTGAAAACTATTATAATATTTTTATTAGCAACTAACACTAATTTTACTATTGATAGCAAATTAGAATTATATCGTATAAATTTTACTAATAAAATAAATAATTGTTTTAGTACGATAGATGAAGTAAGAAATAAAATTGCTGTCTTTGATAAAAAAACAAATAAATGGTTATTAAAAGATGGCAGACAATTTGTTGGTGGTATGTGTGAATAAAGTAGGATTGTAATATGGACTACGAACCAAATTACAAATTTACAATAATACTAATACTTGCTATAATATTCATGGCTTTATTTATGCAACCTATTTACCCATTGTAAGATGATAGTAGAAACTTTTCAAATAATGTTTGCAGTAATACCTTTAGAAATTAAAGTAGTAATTCTAGGTGGTTTTATAATTGGTATACATTGTTTTTATAAAGACTATCAAGCAAAAAAAAACAAACATGACAATCAATTATAGAGGTGAAACATTTTCAGGTTATAATAAACCTAAAAATGCCAGAACTAAAACTAAAAAATTTGCAGTATTAGCTAAGTCTGGCAATCAAATAAAATTAATTCGCTATGGTGATGCCAATATGACTATTAAAAAATCTAATCCTGCAAGAAGAAAATCCTTTCGTGCTAGACACAGATGTGCTACAGCTACCAATAAATTAACTGCAAGATATTGGAGTTGTAAAAAATGGTAGATAAATTATTTTATAAATTTTTTGGTTGGTTAGATAAATTAAATCAGAAGATTGAAGAAGTTTTAACTTACGATGTAGGTCAAGAAAACAAAAAAAAACAAAAGGATGAAGAAAAATAAAACTTGGGTTAAATCTAAAGTTTTATCTCTGATTTGTGGTTATTGTTTAGTCTGTAATAAACAACTAACTAGTGATATGGGTGGATGGATCATTAACCATAAGAAACAAAGATTTTGTCATGATGGTAAAGAAGGTTCTTGCTATGATAAATATTGTATGATAAAATTAAAACAAAAAAATATTTATGAAAGAAACACACAAAACAAAATCAGGTAAGATAGCTCGTAAAGGTTTATACTACAATATAAACCAACGTAAAAAAGCTGGTACATCTAGAAGTAAATCTAAATCTACGATTACTGCTAAAGCATATAAATCTATGCTATCAGGATTTAAAAGTTAATTTTTTAATTTTCTTTTCTAGCTGCCTAACATACAAACGCATATCATCTAGCTTATGTTCTAGATCTTCAATCTTTAACCGGTACTTTAAGGACCAATTAATTCCTATAACTTTTGGTTTAAATCTTGATACTCTTGCCATAAAGTTTGACCTGCATCCCAAAATCTTTCTTTTTTAAATTTCATTCTAATTGAATGTAAGACTGTGGTATGATCTTGTTGAAAATATTTTCCTATGTTGGTTAAGTTCATTTTATATTTTTCATTCAAAATGTTATGAATAATATTTCTAACCCTAACTAAATCTTGACTTCTGTTTTTAGTAAATAAATCTTTTTTACTAACAGAATATTTTTGACAAACCACATCAACAATTTTATTAAAAGTATCATGGTTAAGTTTAATGAAAGAAGCATTAGTAATTTTCTTTGGTTGATAAAGTTTTTCACTTTTACTGGCATGAAGTTTAGCTAACTTATAACCATTTTTAAATGCGTTTTTATATATTTTTTTTTCTCTATGAGAAAGACTGGCATAATGTCCAGCTTTTAAAGCTAATTTAATCTCACTAAATATTTTATTTTTAGTCATAGAAAGACTAAATTTCCTTTCATGTTTTTTTTTAAAAAAATTAATGACTATTTGCTCATTAATTTTTCTTGAGTCTGCATTACTTTTTCCATCAATCTAATACTATCTTGATGATACTTTTCAGCCTTAAACTTTGTTTCCAGGAATTTTCTGTGTTTCTTTTCTTGAAGATCCCTGTACTTTTGCAGATGCAATCTGATGTTTTCCATCATGCTCCTTTTTTACTGTTGTAAAATCAATTTTTATATTATCGATTTTTACTTCTGCATTAATTCCTTCATTAGAACTAATTGCAGCCTTCTCAACTGAATCAAACTCTTCTGATAGTTTAAAACTACACTCGCCAGATTTGATCCTAACATATTTTGTCATACTTTATCCTTTTTGGCAAACTCTTTTTTGTGTATTTCCTTTGTCATCTTGCAATATATGTTTAAATCTATATAATTATCCGCTTTATAATTTTTGGTACTTCTAAATAGCTTTAAAGCCATCATTAATTGACCTACTTGGTATGGTTTTATTTTCTTATGTAAATTCTGATTTAAGATAATAGTAAATATGTCAGCTAAAACATTAAAGTTTTCCTCATAATTACCATATTCTTTTTGACGTTCTTCAATAATCTTTTTTTGAATTTCTTGATCTATGTCTGTTATTTTTTGGTTCATATTATTAATGAGTGTCTTA